ATGCCCAAACTACAATATAGATTTAGAGTTAACTTTTTAAATTTAGGTATTGGTCAAACTATCGAACTTACTAAACAAGTCGTTGACATTTCACGCCCTTCAGTAAGTTTTGGTGAAATTACATTACCGGTTTACAACTCTACAATGTATCTAGCAGGTCGTCACGAATGGCAAGCATTGACAGTTAACATCAGAGATGATGCAGGTGGACAAGTTTCAAAACTAGTAGGTCAACAATTGCAGAAGCAATTAGACTTTGTTGAACAAGCATCAGCGGCTACTGGTCAAGATTATAAGTTCCAAACAAACATTGAAATATTAGATGGTGGCAACGGTACTGCTGTTCCTTCCGTACTAGAGACATGGGAATGTTATGGATGTTTCATTCAGCAAGCAAACTACAACACATTGAACTATGGAACAAACGATGTTGTTACAATTTCGTTGACAATACGATTTGACAACGCAGTTCAATCTCCATTGACTTCAGGTGTTGGTACATCAGTTGGTCGTGCATTATCTGGATCAACTGGATTGACAACAGGTATTGGTTCTAATCAAGCCGCATAATCAGGTCATTATATAATGGCTGGATTCTTTGAGCAATTCGCAAAGGACGCTGTCGGAGGTTTCTTCGGCAGCGATTACCTACGTGATTACACACATGCTAGTAAAACGTTTAGACCTAATGCATATCAATATGCACCTAAGTTTAAATTCTTATTTCATGTATATTTTGAAATCAATCAAAATGCATATTCAAAGGGTTTGTCTACTGGTGCAAATTTTGGACTTGCAGTAAAAACAGTAAAATTACCTAGTTATAATTTTACTACACATGAAATGAACCAGTACAATAGAAAGCGTATTGTACAAACTAAAATCAAATACGATCCTATTGATATTAATTTCCATGATGATAACGGAAATTTAATTAGAGATATGTGGTTTAATTATTACACATATTATTATAAAGACGCAACTAAGCCTATTGTTCTTAATGCAGGAAGACAAACATTGTCGGACGAAGAGATTCTTGCAAGAAATAATACAACGAACTACAACGAACGAACTATATATAAACCGTCAATCACCGGAGATGATGATTGGGGTTATATAGGAGAAACATCAAAAACTGTTCAATCTAATACACAAGCTGCTATAGGAGCTACTAAAGTACCCTTCTTTAAAAATATTACAATATTTGGCTTCAATCAACATAATTTTGTAGCATACACATTGATTAATCCTATCATCACTCGTTTCAGTCATGATACATATGATTATGCTCAGGGTAACGGTACTATGGAAAATCAAATGACGATTGACTATGAAACTGTAAAGTATTTTGACGGAGCAATAGATGGTAGAGCACCTAGCAATATTGTTAAAGGATTTGGTAATGAAGCTAATTATGATAGAACTCCAAGCCCCATTGCAAGAGCCGGTTCGCAGGGTACTATATTAGGTCAAGGCGGGTTAGTTGATGGAGCTGGCGGTGCTATTGCAGACTTAGCTAAAGGTAATATTTTAGGTGCAATACAAAAGGGTGGTGTCACTTACAATACTTTTAAAAATATTAACTTAAAACAGCTTGCCAAATCAGAAGTTATAGCAGCAGCAACAAACTCGATACAACAGACGCCTAATAGAAACTTAAACTTCCAGTTCCCTACATTTGGTCAAACAACAAACTTGTTTGGTACTGCAGGAGCACCTAATGGTTCTAAACAGAACCCTACTGTTATCATAAATAATATACCGGGCAATGGAGTATAATATGGCAATAAATATAGATAACAGTTCGAATTCATTAGATCAAACAGTAAGAATTTTCGATAATTTTTATAATTTTAATTTAGTAGTACCTTCAAATCAGTACGATATCGTACACGGATATTTTGTTGAAACATGTGATACTAAAACAATCGCAGATAACTTTACTGCATTCTTTTTTAAGATTGCACAAGACACTGGTATACCTGCGACTACCTTATTGGAAAGTATCCAAGGTCAAACTAAACTGGACATGAATAGAACTATCGCATACTACCTAAATACTTTCAAATCTAAGTCTGCACTGTATGGTATTAGTTTTATACCACAACCAAATCTTCCAGTGGCCCGTAACATTATACTTTAATATATGGCTAAGTGGGCACAAGGAAATTTCACCCCAATGAATCCTCAGAAATATGTAGGTAAGCATACACCTAGGTATCGTAGTGGTTGGGAACTAACCTTCATGCAGTTCTGCGACAACAACAAACATATCATATACTGGGCGAGTGAAGCTATTGCTATCCCTTATAAAAATCCCTTCACAGGTAAACCTACTCGATATATACCTGATTTTTTTGTTGTCTACCAAAATAAATATGGTAAACAAATAGCAGAAGTAGTAGAAATTAAACCAAAGAAACAAAGTATAATCGAAAGCAAAGTAGCGAATGCTAAAGATAGAATGGTAGTAGCGTTGAATCATGCTAAATGGCAAGCTGCAATGGCATACTGCAAAACTCAAGGATATACTTTTAGAGTCATCACAGAAGATGACCTTTTCTACAACGGTCGTAAAAAGTAAATAAATACTTTTATGACAAAAAAATTGCAAGAACTTTTTGAAATGCCACTGTCTGAAGATGAGATGGGACTTACCGTTCCTATTCCAGAGGGCGCTCAAGAAATAACAACTGATGCATTGACCAATCTAGAAAAGATTGAGAATGCATTACCACAAGTTCGTGGATTAGAATCAGCAGATATTGAGATGGATGGGCTTGCTGAACTGGCAACCAACAGCTATAAAGACTTAATGGATTTAGGTATGCAAGTAGACAGTAGATTTTCTAGTGAAATCTTTGGTGTAGCTGGTACCATGCTAGGACACGCTATTACCGCAAAGACAGCTAAATTAAATAAAAAGCTAAAGATGATTGAGCTACAACTTAAAAAAGCAGCATTAGACCAAAAAAACATGGCTAAAACTGAAGAAATTGAAGCTACTCCATTGGGAGAAGGTAAAAGTTTAGACCGTAATGAATTGCTTAAGATGTTGGCATCTAAAACAGACGATAAATGATAAATACTGAATACAGGAATAAGAAATGAAGAGCCTAAAACAATACATTGCAGAAAGTGTACATACTTACAATTACACTATCAAAATTGCCGGCGACGTGGATAAGAACTGGTTAGACATGTTTAAGTACAATCTTAACAAGTTTGATCCTATTCGTATTAGCGAACCTACAAAAACACCTATACAAAAAGATCCATATGGATTTCCTAATTTAGCAAATCAATCTATAACTATTATCAAGGCAGACTTTCGCTATCCAGCGACTGAGCCTATGATTCAGCAGATTGCACAGTTATTGGGATATAATGTAGATATGGTTAGAGTTGTTAGTTCAAAGTATGACGACAGTATCAACAATGAAGTTGACGGCTACGCCAATCAAATGAAAAACAGTCCAATTCTTACACATGAAGAAATGGAAGAACAATCTGGTGCCAAAGAATCTAGTAAGGCATATGGTGATAGCTATTTGAATAGCATAAAGGATCAATCTAAAGATAGCAAGATTGATATTCCTTATGAAGGCAAGAAAACCCCCGATGCGTTTGATCCATTCAAGGTCATACCACAAGACAAGCAAGGTGCAAACAGCCCAATGAGTAAGATTACTCGACCAGAAAAGCCACAAACTGGCGCAAGAAAATAATTCAAAGGAACAATTGAAATGAATTTAAAAGACATGCTAGCAAAAATGAGCCAGTTGAGCGAGGCTACAGAAAAGACTAAGACTGGTGTTAGGCACACTGCTGAACCAGGTGGATATGGTCGCAAAGATGATGAAGACGAAGAAGGCAACAGAGTAAAGCAAGATACTGCTCCTCGTGGTCGTGGTCGTCCAAAGAAAACTACTGCTACTTCAGGTGAAGATAAGAAATATGACTTCAGTGCGTTTGGTGTTAAGGCAGGCAAAGACATTAAGTTACCTGCGCATGATAAGAAGAAAACTACTAAGCATAGTATTAAAGAATACATTGACCAATTAGAAAAAGCATTAACTGAAGCTGACCAAATTGAAATCAAGCCAGCAAGTCAGATGCCTAAGAAGCCTGGTCAAACATCAATGCCTGGTCAACAACAAGGTCAGCAAGCACAGAACGCACAAGTTATTGCTCAAGGTGATAAGACATTGGGTACAGTTAACAACCCGCAATTAGCACAACAGATTAAACAATCTATTGGCAAAGGTGAAATGACGTTAATGCCTGACCAAGAAATGAAAGAAGGCGATATTGGTAAGCACAACAATGCTACTACAGGCTTTGACGCAATGGTTCGTAAACTAACACCTAAATATGGTGCAGAAGCAGCAAAGCGTATTGCCGGAGCACAACTAAAGAAAATTCGTGAGGCAGATATGCCACCGAATGACAGTTTATCTAGCCCATTGTCGTTAGAAGAAGGTAAAAAGTCTGTTAAGAAAGACGACAAAGCTGAAAAAGCAGGTAAGAAAGTTACTAAAGACTTAGAATACGATATGGGTCACAAAGGTAAAGATGACAAGAAAGCTGAAAAAGCCGGTAAGAAAGTCACTAAAGATATTGAGTATGATGAGAAGAAAAAGACAGTAAAAGAAGCGGCCAAACCAGACTTCCCGGATATTGACGATGACAATAATACAGAAGAAAGTATTAAGAAAGCTGCCGCCGATAAGAAAAAGAAAGTTAAAGAAGGCATGGATCATAGACTAAAGGCAGCCCGTCATATGGGTAAAGCACACGCTCTCACTAAAGAAGGCTACAACTGTCGCTACGATGACATGGAAGAAGCAAGACAATACCATGATGGTTACAAAGAAGGTCTAGACGAGTGCTATGGTCAAATGCCAGTACAAGGTTTAGTTGTAGGTGAGACTGGAATGCCACCTGCAACAGTACCCGGCATGGCTAGTCAAGCTATAGAAGATGATGTAATGGAAGTGGGTCGCGGTGATTACATGAAGCAACAAGCAATCAAGACTCCGGGTAACACCTTCAAAGCGTTTGGTCAAACTTTCAAAGATAAAGAAGTTGTAGAAAGCCCGTTTGCTTTTGAAGCATGGGATAAAGAATTGAATGCATTACTAGAAGGTAAAGTCGATGAAGGTATGACTGTATCTATCAGTAAAGGTCAACAAGGATCTCCTGATTCAGTAAGTGTTACTGCACAAGACAGCGAAGCAGACCAATTATTGCAAGTAATTAAGCAAGCTGGATTAGGTCTATTTGGCGGAGATGATGCAGGTCAACCCGGACAATCAAGCTCAATGTCGCTTCAACCAGCTGATGGTGGTCCTGAAGGTAGTGAAATGGAAATTGATGTAGTTGATGACCATGACGGTATGATGAACTTGATTAGAAAAGTTACAGGTGCTCAACCGGCTCCGGCTACACAAGGCTTT